CCGCTAACATGGCGAGCTTTGCAAGTGGTTGCTCCTCGCTCTCATCTGTCGCCTGCACGGGAATAAATCAGACGATCTCTTTTGCATCGTGCAAACTCAGTGCGGCTCAGCTCGACGCGATCTTTACGAACCTCGCGTCGTCCGGTTCTGGGAAAACCATCACGGTCACGGGCAACTACGGGGCAGCGACCTGCACTACATCAATCGCAACGGCGAAAGGCTGGACGGTGGCGACATGACTGAAGCGGGCTTTTACAAAGTTGACCAAGACAGCGGCGAACTGCTGTTTGCCCCCAATGCAGTTTATGGGCCGGGGTTCACACTGCTGGCAGAACAGCATGCGGAATACAGCTACCCGGTGGATGGGTGGGTTTGGTTTGAGAGTCGCGAGGCGGCGGGTGTGTCGGTCGAGGCATAGCCGGTCGCTCCTATTTGGCATTGCGGCAGTCTGTGGCAGAACAAATCCGAGGTGACATTCATGCCTTTCTTCTCATTGCCAGCCACGCTCAGTGGCAACGCCACGCAGCTGCAGGGGCGAGCCGTTTCGGCGACTGCCCCGGCCGCTAACCAGGTGCTCGCGTGGAGCGGATCTGCGTGGCTCCCGGCCACCGGCGTCACCGGCCCGACTGGCTCAGACGGCTCGCAGTTCTATGGTGGCTCGGGAGCGCCGTCTGCCGGCTTCGGCAATAGTCGCGACTTTTGGCTCGACACGACCAACGGTCGGCTTTACGGGCCGAAGGCGGACGGGTCGTGGGGATCTCCGCTGCAGTTGCAGTCCGGCGCGCAAGGACCGTCTGGTGTCACCGGCGCAACAGGGCCGTCTGGCCAGAGCTACACAGGCCCGACTGGCATTGGCGGCGAGACCGGGCCGACTGGGGCTCCCGGAGCATCTGTCGTGTCCGTGGGTGGCACGCCGAATGCCAACGTGGGCCGCGACGGCGACCTGGCGTTCGACGTGACAGGAAAGCAGTTTTTCGGTCCCAAGGCCGCCGGTGCGTGGCCGGCAGCGGTGTCGATTGCAGGCCCCACCGGCCCGACTGGCTCTCTGACGATCAACGACGTCATCGCGGCCGTCGGTAGCAACGCAACGCTCAGGGCCGCGATCAAGTCTGCGGCCACATCGTGAGGACTAGATGGTCGAGCACCTTCACCAGCTGGCCGTGCACGCGTACTACGCTGGCGAACTCGACGCCGGCCGGCGGGCGTGCGAGCGACTGCTCGGCATGGAACTGACTCCGGAGAAGGAGCGGCTCGTGCGACGAAACCGCAGCTGGTACACGCAGACGGTCGACGAGCTCGTCGCGTGCCGGTTCCGCCGGTTTGACGTTGAGCCCGCAGCGGACGGCTGGTCGACGTTCAACCCGACGATCATTTCGCACGACGACGGCTATCTGGCGATTGTTCGGTCAAGCAACTATCAAATCGTTGATGGTCAGTACGTGATCCCGCCCGCAGATGGTGATCGGATCCGCACGGTAAACATGCTGGTGCGCCTCGGGCCGGAACTCTCGGTTGTTGGCCAGCCCTCTGCACTGCCCCAGCCCGCTTACCCTAAATCGGATTATCCGGTGGATGGGTTTGAGGATTGCCGTCTCAACGACAACGGCCGCGAGCTCGTCGTGAGCGCCACAGTCCGCAACTGGGCTTTCCGCGACGGCACGTGCCGGATCGCGACTGCCACGCTGATGCCCCACATGGCCGGCCTCATCGATCCTGCGATGATCGACGAGCCGCACAAGGGGCGGCACGAAAAGAACTGGATGCCGATCACCGGCACCGCTGAATTCGTCTACTCATGCTGGGAGTCTGGCCGCGTTGCCACCGTCCGCCGCGATGGCTGGCGATGGGTGGTCGAGCATCACGCGGCGTCGCCGGCGATCGCCCGCGGCTGGCGTGGAGGCTCGCAGCTGGTTGACATCGGCGCCGGCCGCTGGCTCGCCTTGGTGCACGAGGTGGCCGACGACACGGGCGGCCGCATCTACGAACACCGCTTCGTGCTGTTTGACCAAGACGGCTGGAAGATCACCGGATGGTCTCCGGCTTTCGCGTTTCGCGAATCGCGGGCGATCGAGTTCGCCGCCGGGCTCGCCCGGCGTGGCGACCAGCTTGTGGCAGCCTTCGGCGTGCGTGACGCGGAGGCGTGGATGGCAGAGATGCGTGTGGCCGAGATCCTTTCCATGATTGGGGGCAGCGATGGGTGACGAGCTCGAGGACCAGGTCGGCGACCGTCTGCGGATTCACTGGATGCCGGGAGACTGGTTCCCGTGTTCACCGGAGGCCGTGGCCCACTACACCGCAAAGGCCCGGGTGTGCCGTGAACACAAGCCGGCCCGTGTGATCGAGATCGGCACGCGGTGTGGCTACTCGCTCGCTGCGTTTCATGCCGTGGCACCGGACGCGAAATTCCTCTGCGTTGATGGTGCCATCGACGCCGACAGTCCCGCGTGCCTTCAGCACTGGCAGGCAGTCGTCGACTCACTCGGCATCGAGGCGCAACTGATCGTCACCAACAGCCACGACCTGCAGCAGCTGCCACCGGCCGACTTCGCCCACGTGGACGGCGACCATTCCTATGCGGGCGCGCTCGCCGACCTGCGACTCGTGGCCCACGTGCCGGTGATCCTCGCCGACGACTGTGACAATCCGGAAGTCGAGAGGGCCGTCGAGGAGTTCTGCGAAGAGACGGGCCGCAAGCCGGTCTATTTCCATGACGGGCTGCGGAAGGCCGCCGTGCTTGTGGAGGCTTGATGATCGTCGGCATCTACGCTCTCGCGAAGAACGAGGCCGCTAACGTGCCGGCGTGGGAAGCGTCGTGCCGCGACGCCGACGTGCGAGTGGTCACCGATACGGGCTCGACTGACGACACGACGCAGCTGCTCGAGTTTGAGGGCGTGACTGTGGCCCGCGGGAACGTCGTGCCGTGGCGCTGGGACGACGCCCACAACCTCTCCATGCAGCACCTGCCAGGCCGGGTGGACATTGCCATCCGGCTCGATCTCGACGAGGTGCTGGAGCCCGGGTGGCGAGAGGCCCTGGAGGCGGCGTGGAAGCCGGAGACGACCAAGCTCCGCTACTGGTATCAGTGGAGCGACGCCCTGCGGTTTAAGTCCGACCGCATTCACCTGCGGGCCGGCTACCGATGGACCGGAGCCACGCACGAGGGCCTCGTGCGGTGGCACGGCGAAGAGGCGCAGACGCACTGCGAGAAGACGCTCGTCCGCCACCACCGGCAGCCAGGGAAAACACACAAGACTGACCTGACGCTGCTGCAGCAGGCAGTCCGCGAGGCACCGCACGACGCCCGTATGCACTGGTATCTCGCCCGGGAGCTCGACTACCACGACCAGCCCGGGATCGTGGAAGCGTTTGAGCACTACCTGACGCTCCCCGGCGGGGCGGCGTGCGAGCGGGCTTACGCGTACCGCGTGCTCGCCCGCCGGCAGCCTGAGAAGGCCGGCAACTGGCTCCTGCGGACGATTGAGGAGTCGCCGCACGAGCCGGAGGGATATCTGGCCCTCGGCGAGGCGTGCTGGGATGCCGGCGACGCCGTCGGTGCCCTGCACTGGGCACGGCGGGCATCAATGGCCCCACCGGACCGCCAGACGCACACCAGCGATCCAGTGGCCTACGGCCACCGTGCCCCTGAGATGGCCGCCACAGCGGCCTACAGCCTCGGCCTTAAGCAGGAGGCGCTGACGCACGCCCGCGAGGCGTTCCGCCGTCATTCGTCGCAGGAGACGGCTGCAGCCGTCGCCCGCTTGGAGCTCGAGCTCACCACGCACATTCCCGGCCCGCAGGAGCGTTGACATGCCCACCCTATCGCCGCACATTTCGCGAAACGTCGCCAAGCAGCTTGCTGCGACACTATCCGCATTCACCTGGGGCAGCGTGCCTGGCGGCGTAATCACCGCCGCCATGCGGCGGAAGCCTGACTACGGACTCGAAGACCTCGGCATGCTGCGCGTGTCGGTGATGCCTGGTCCGTACACGATGAAGACAGAAACGAAGGGGATGGAGGTAGCCGATGTGATGATCGGCATCGTTGTAGCCAAGCACGTCGGCAGCGAGGCCGAGATCGATGCCCTGGAAGACCTTTGCCAAGAGATCGTGGACGCGATTAGGTCGGACTACATTAAGCCCGCCGGGCTGCCGGAAGACAGTGACTGGACCGAGGTCAGCAATCCCCTGCCCTACGATCCGGAACTACTTGAGGCCCGCAACGTGTTCATGGCGCAGATCGCTGTGCAGTGGGACGTGCCGGTGGAAAAGTGGGTGCCCGCATCGCCCACAGGCCCGACGGGAGCCACCGGCCCATGAGCATGCTAGACGCTGGCAGGAATCCGCTCGGTGCTGGTCTATCGGGCTCGACGGGGATCCCGATGCGGATCAACTTCGACTTTTTTTTCGATCGGGCGAGCGTGCAGGCTGCGCTCGACAAAGCGATCTATCGCGGGCTCTACCGGGCCGGGTCTGTGGTGATGCAGATCAGTCGCCGGTCGATCAAGAAGATGGGTATGGCGAAGCCACAGCTGAAGGTCATGCGGGCAAACCCTGACTCAACGCTCCGGCAGCTGCTCGCGAGAAACGACATCAGCACCAGAACAAAACGGAAGATTTCGGACAGGTTGTTTGAGATCCGCTTTAAGCCGCCATCGCAGCCAGGGACTCCACCTCACACTCACGCGGGCACACTTCGCCGCTCAATAACGTATCAATATGACCCATCGACTGAGTCTGTGGTTGTCGGTGCTTTCATGGACGGTGCGCCGTATATCGCAAGCCTGCACGAGCACGGCGGCTCGCAGCAAATGGCGGCCTGGGCGTGGATCCCGCGGTATGACCGCGGCTACAAGGGCATCCTTGCGTGGTATCGCGTTGGCAAGGGGCCGAAGAGCAAGGCGAACTGGCAGATCACGTCATTCCGACAAACCTTCCCGTACCCCCAGCGACCATTCATGTTCCCGGCAATGCTCGAGGGAGTGAGGCGAGGCAGGATTGCACAAGAGTTCGCCGGCCGGTTCCGAAGTGGGTGATCAACCGTTCAGGTATACTGGCAATAGGTGCCCACCCCACGAGAGGACGCTATGCCAACCACCATCCAACTTGGCAAAAACACGACCATTTCCGGGCTGACCGGCGTGCAAGACGTCTCGATGACAATCGAGAGCGAGAAGGTAGACGCTACCACCAAGGGGTCGACCGGAGTCTACAAGCGAACGATGGCCGGCCTGGCGGCGCGGACGCTTGAGGCCACCGTGCTCGGCGACACGAATCAGTCATACGGCAGGCAGGTGGCCGTCACCGTCACTCCGAGCGGCGGCACTGCGTTTGCCATCACTGGCGTTGTCACCAGCGCCAAGCGCACGCAGCCAATCGGTGGGGCCGAGGCCGTCAGCATCACCATCAAGCCGGGCATCGCTCTCGACGCAGGCGACCAGGTCACCATCTAGCACTGAGGGTTAAATGGCCAAATACAGGCTCGGAAAGAACGCGTTGATCACCGCTCCTGGTGTAGACCTCGACAACGTGGTGGACGTTGATATCAATGCCAGCGGCGATGAGGTGGACATCACCGTTTTTGGCGACACCGAGAAGCAGATCGGCTGCGGTCTTCTCGACGTGACTGTCGAGGTGACGGCAACGCAGCACTCTGCCGTCGTCGGAGCCACCGGCCCGATCACGGTTGGCGGCATGACTGCCGTTGGATGCGTGGTGCTCGACGTCAAGAACAAGGTCAGCCCGAAGGGGCGGAACGAGTACACCATCTCATACGCACCGACTGTGTCCTGACGCAGAGGTGACCTGTGGCCAAGGTCCGCCTCGCGCGAAAGCAATCGATCACTGCCGACGGCATTGTGCTATTGGGCACACGCGACTTTGATGTTGATCTAGAGCTCGACACGGTCGACGTCACGCGGTGGGATTCTGCAGTGCGCGGTGAGCTCACGCTCACCGAGATGAACACAGTCACGCTGCAGATTTACCACGCCGAGGACGTTCGTCGGTTCATGGCAAAGTGGAACTATTTTCCGCCGCGGCCAGTGCGAATTGTCGTGGATGGGTTTTCTGCAAACTTCCTTGTTCACAAGCTCAAACTGAGTGGCCAATTCTCGGGCGTTCTCTCCTATGAGGTCGTTCTGAAGCTCTGGCCTTATCGATAATGTCAAAGTTCAAAACAATCGACGGCAAGGAATGGGTGATCGACGTCACCTATCTCACAGTTAAACGCGTTCGCGATCTGTGCAGCGTAAACCTCCTCGACATCTGCAACCTCGACAAGGAGTCGCTGTCTGGCTGGGTGGCAGACGACTTAAAGGTGCTCGAGGTCATCTGTGCCGTCGTGCGGCCGCAACTGGCGGCGATCGACATGTCGGACGAGGATTTCTTTGCGGCATGCGACGGCGGCACGCTCAAGGAGGCAGTCGAGCGGCTGGTTGACCAGGTCTCCGATTTTTTCCAAGAGCCCCGGAAGGGGCTGGTGAAGAAGGTGATCCAGAAGCTTCGGGAAACGGAGCGGAAGATGGAGGCCCAGGCGGAGAAGGCGATCGACGCGGCCCTGAGCCAGTTCGACTTCGAGGCGGCCCTGGCGACGCATGGGAGCTCGGGTTCCATCTCGCAGGCATCGCCGGCGTCGAGCCTTGGGGATTCACCCTCCGAGAGCTCGTCTGGCTCGCTGAAGGACGGCAGCACGAAAACTGGACGCACACGGCGTCGCTGATGGCCCTGTTCGCACAAATCCACCACGACTCCGAGAGCAGTGAGCCGCCGCCGACCATGTACAGCTTCCACCCCTTCTATCGCGTGCCGAAGCCGGAACTGCCAGAGGCGACGCCAGACATCCTCATGGCGTTCGGATTCCGCCCTGTGAAGCCGGAGGTGCCAGATGGCGGCTAGTGCAGGGGCAATCCGGGCCGGCAGTGCCTACGTGGAAATCTTTGCCCGCGACGGGCAGTTCCAGCAGGCTATGAGCCGGATCCGTGCCCGCATGATGACGCTCGGGACGCAGCTGCGTCAGGCCGGCACGAGCATGACGATCGGCGGCACGGCGCTGGGTGCCCCGTTCATCTTCGCGGCCCGCACGGCTGCAGCGTTCAGCCTGGAGATGGCCCGTGTGCGTGCCAACACAGGGGCGACCGATCAGCAGTTCGCGTCGCTCAATTCGTCAGCGAAGGCAATGGCGGTTCAGTTCGGCCGCTCTCCCGAAGAGGTGGCCGGTGCGATGAGCGAGCTCGCAAAGGCCGGCCTCGACGCCGAGGGCGTGATGAAGTCGATCAGTCCGATCCTCGCGGTGGCGGCAGCCGACAACATGGAGCTCTCCAGAGCAGTCGAGGTGGCCGTCAGCACGATGGCACAGTTCGGCATGACGACCAACGACTTCGGCACGATCGCTGACAAGCTGCAAGCCACGGCCAACGCATCGACGACCAGCGTCGACTCCATCGGAGAGGCGCTCTCCTATGTCGGCCCAAAGGCCCAGGAGGCTGGGCAGTCATTCGATGACGTGGCGGCTGCGCTGGCCACGCTCGCCGACGCCGGCCTTCGCGGCTCGCTCGGCGGAACCGGTCTCGCCCGCGTGATTGAGTCGATCGCAAACGAAGAGGAGAAGCTGGCCGGCCTTGGCGTCAGCACCCGGGACGCTGCCGGCGGCATGCGGCCGTTCATCGACGTGCTCGAGGATCTCGGCAAGAAGACTGCCAACATGAGCAACGTGGACAAGATTCGGTTGTTCACCGACATCTTTGAAATCCGCGGTGCTAATGCTGCCATGTCGCTGTCGAAGATGCGGGACAAATTCAACGAGACGCTCGGAACCATCCAGAACTCCGGCGGCACTGCACTCAACAAGGCCACGGCCGTGATGGGCTCCTTCGGTGGTGCCGTCAAGCAGCTGGGCGCCCAGTTCGGTGTGCTGCAGGTCCAAGTGATCGAGTCGATGGGGCCGATCGCCACGCAGGCCGTGCAGGCGTTCACCAGGCTTCTCGCGGTGGTCGGCGGATTCATCTCACGCAACGGCACGCTCGTCGCGATTGTGGCCGGCAGCGTCGCAGCCCTCTTCAGCCTGGGCGTGGCGTCGCTGGCCGCCGGCATCGCCCTGCAGGGGCTCGCCACCGGTCTCCGCGTCATTCAAGCCGTGCTGCCTCTGATCCCTGCACTGTTCTCGCCTATCGGCCTGTCGATCGCCGCAATGGGGGCCGCCATCGCTGGCGGGGTGGTTATCGCCCGCACGCTGTCGCCAGCTTTTAAGGAAGAGACTGACGCGATCGCGGCGGCCCTGATGCGGCTCGACTTCGGCGCCGCGTGGGAGGTCATGAACATCAACCTGGCGATCGCCCTGGTGCAGATGCATCAGAAGTTCGCGCAGGCATTCGACGTGGTCAAGAACACGGTGATCGCGGCTTCGCAATTCATCGGCGACATGCTGATCCAAGGACTCGACAGGTTCATGGGGCTCTTCGGCGAGGACATCCTCACGCTGCAGTCAGGGTTTGAGAAACTCGGAGTGTATTTCCGTGCTGCCTTCGACTGGGACTTCGCCGTCAACGGCATGTCGGACGCACTCAAGAAAGTTGAGGCACGCGTTGAGGAGGCCCGCCAGCGTGCCCCGACTGCTGACGCTCGAGCAGAGCAGCGGAAGCAGGAGCGAGAGAAGGCAGCCGAGGGCCGCAACGAGGAGATCAAGCGACGCGACGCCGGCTTTGAGGACACGATCAAAGAACTGCGGAAGGACGCCGCCAGGGCGAGAGAGCGTGCCCTTGGTGAGGCAAAGCCGAAGCCGGCAGAGGCAAAGGACGCAGAGGCAAAGCCAATTAAGCCGAAGCTGCCGGCCGCCCCTCCTGGGGCATTCATGCCACCGGACGAGGGCGAGAAGGCCAAGAAGGATAAGGGGATCTCATCTGCTGGAAGCTTCAGCGGCGTCGGCCTCGACATCGGCCCGGAGATTGGTCAGCTTGAGGATCCAGCCCAGCGTACCGCTGATGCCACAGAGCGGACTGCTGACGCAGTTGGTGCGATTGCTGGCCAGCGTGCCGGGGAAGCAGCTGGCGTTGCACCAATGGCTGCAGCGGCTGGCATGGCCCCCGGTGAGTTCCAGGCTGGCCTCGACGCCGTGGCGATGGCAGCCGCCGACCCAAACATAACGGCCGAGCAATTGCTCGCCATGCAGGGCGGAGGCAACGCTGGAATGCCGCAGCCTATTGGGGTCGCTCCAGCCATCGCGATGGACGCGGTGGCACCTCGAGCTCCTGGCGTGCAGCAGGCCGCGGCTCAGGGCATGCAGGCAGCCACAGAGACATCACAGATCGGGATCGCGTTCCGGCAGGTGGGCAGCGAGATCGTGGCCGCGGTCAACGCCGGCACCGAGGTGTCAAAGTCGATGCTCGGGGTGCTCAACAAAATTGCCGACAAGAAGTCTCCGGAGTTGTCGTTTTCATGAGCTACACCGTCTATGAGCTCCGCGACTCCGAGAGCGGCAGCGTCGACAACGAGAACCTCGAGGCCGGTGAGGTCTGGAACGTCACGAAGAAGTATCTGATCGGCCAGTGCCCCGGCGGCATGGGTGAGGTTAAAGACGCAATATCGGGCTACCTGCCGAAATACTGCGCGTCGCCCGTCGGCTACTGGCGTCGCAAGAGCCTCGGCATCAAGGGCGTTGGAAAGCAGTGTTTTGAGTGCACGGGTGAATACACGACCCTAGTTCCCGCGAGCGGTGCCGATGGCGAAGACGGCGGCGACAAGAACGACGGCAACTTTCAGTTCGTCCCGGGATCGATCGCGTGGGACACGACTGGGTTCACCGAGCACATCACAAGCGCCCTGAGCGAGCGGGTGATCGGTGGTGCCGGCGGCGAGGACTTTGGCGGCGCCATTAACGTGCAGGGCACGTCCGTGCAGGGCATCGACAAGGTCGTGCCGGCAATGAAGTATTCCGAGACCTGGATCATGCCAGCCCAGATTGGCATGTCGGTCGATTTCGCGAAGGCCGTCTACTCGCTCACCGGCACCGTGAACGCGTCTCAGTTCCGGGCGTTCTCACCAGGCGAAGCCCTGTTCATGGGTGCTCGAGCTCAGTGGAGCGGCGACCAGCCATACACCACGGTGACGTTCGACTTCAACTGCCGTGCCAACGATCCTGAGTTCTATGTGAAGGCCATAGCGCCGACGAACAAAGAGGGCTGGGAGTTCGCGTGGGTTGTCTACCGGCCGGGCTCGACCGGCAGCGGGTTCCTTGTGCAATATCCTGCGTGCGTCGTGATCGACACGATCTACAAGAAGAAGGACTGGGGCGGGTTGAAGATCACGACCTCGTCGCCGGGTGCGCGGCGAACGGGCAGCAGGGCCACCTCTGCCGCAACCGCAGCCGCTGTAGCGGCATTCCTCGGATAGCCAATGGATCCTCGTCAGAACGTCAACCCGGGCGAACCGATCCGTTTGGCAGCAAGCCAGATCAACGGACTCAATCGCCTGTTGAATGTAAACGCGGGATTTAGCTATCCAGCGGCCGTTGAGCAACCCACGCCATACACGTGGGTGATGGCGAGGAACAACACTGGGTCGGCAATTCCCCGCTGGGGCGTGCTCGCGATCACGGGCATGCATATCACGCCTGGCAGCAGCGAAACCGCTACTGGCCAGTTCGAGCAGCTGCCGGTCGTCGCCGGGGGCATGCCGAGCGACGCGACGACGTCCTGGTGCGTGGCAGTGGAGCCGATCGAGGCCGGCCAGATCGGGCGGGTGGCAGTTGGTGGCGTGGTGCAGGTGAAGGTTGAGGTGGCTGACGCCGCGCATACGTTCGCACGGTGCAAGAGCTCGAGCTCTGAGCTAAGAAGCACCGACAACGGCGAGGGTCTGATCCTATGGAAGCAGGGCAGCGGGGCGGGCCAGTGGGCTCTCGTGCGTCTGGGCAACGGCCGCGGCACGCAGATCGACGTCGTGACAAACGTCACGCTCGGTGCCACCGGAATCTCGGTGGAGAAGAAGCGTGCGTGGGTGTACGGCCCCACTGGAATCACCGGATCAATCATCGGAACGACTGGGTGCACATAATGCCACTCGCCACCAAAAACAACGCGCTGATCGTCAAGGACGGCAAGGTCGCCGAGAGCTGCGCGTGCTGTGGTGGGTGGTGGTGCTATGACGCTAGGGGGTGCTGCCTTCGCGGATGTGAAGAGTCGTTTGAGTGCGAGCAGGACTGCGTTTCTTCTGGCGGTGTGTTTCTGGGCGCAGGAACTGTGTGTAACTTTGGGGCAATTGTATACCCTGTCAGTGTCACTGCCGTACTTGCAGGCTCTCTTCCTGTAGTTGAGGCATGCTCTCCAACTATTGTCCGGTCGCCGCCGTTCGGAGCAGTTACTTCAAACAAAGACACACTATTCGGAACGCAGTGGGCTGGAACGTATTCGCTATCTCGTCAGTCAGCCGAGACAGGTATTGTGTACAGAAGGTCAGGATCACTGAGCACTGGCGATCCGCAGATAACTGTAACGCTACGATGCGAGCGTGACCTGCAAACCAAGCAGACCGTTTTCTACTGCACGTCAATCGTCGCTGCGGTTATCTCCCCAACGCAATTTGGAAACCAGGGAGATGGGTTGCGGCAGTATGTGTCTGCCTCTGTTGCCTCGGTTGGCGGAAACTCTCGTGATGGTTTCTCAGTGCCAGGCAACACTGCAACGCTCACTTACAATCCTATGGCACGCACGCCGCCAACTTTCTGTAGCCCGCCTGCTCCAACCTCGTTGTCGGGCGTAAAAATCCTCGGCCTTTCAGTTGGGTAGGTTCACATAGTATGCCCTGTCGCCAAGTATCAACATTCAACGGCACTGCCGCCTCATCCGGCTCATACCGGACCGAGGCTGAGTGCAACCAAGCCTGCCGCGAGGGCGCGTGCTGCGAGGGCGCGACGTGCACGGTCAAGCCACAGTGCCAGTGCCAAGGGGCGGGGAAGGTGTTCAAGGGAGTGGGGACGGTGTGTGATGGCAATCCGTGCCTTGAGCGATGCAATCCCAATTGCGTTGCGCCGCCGGAAGTCACTGTGCAAATCACTGTTCGCGATCCTGTCGCTGTGAGCGGTATTCCAATTGTCAATAGGCCCGACGGTTCATCGGTTATTGACCCTTTTGACCCGCTGGTCCCAAGCTGGGCTAGGTCTGCCTACTCTTCGTTTCAGGCCATTGCCTCGGGCACTTATTTGCTTAAATCAGCCTATGTGTATGGCGTGCCGGTTGGGTGGACTTTCACCGGCAACTCATCGTGCGTGGTGGAGTCGGTGGTGCGAGAAGGTGGCACTGGCCCGGCAAGGGCAACAAGAACTGCTTTAGGAAGCACCTATTTGTTCAAGAGCGCCTCGTTGCAAGTGCAGTTGTGTTGGTCATGTTCTACGCTAGCAAACAACGATTTACCACAGCTTCTTTACCCCGGCAGGTTGCTGTCAGAGTTTAATGGTAGCTTTACAATACGCGCACTTCTGCCTGAGTATGAAGCTGCTGGCGACAGTGTTTCGTTTACCACTGGACCACTTATCACACAAGTTTGCGACGGAGCGTCAACGTCTGTGATCGCCGCTACACCGCACACAAGGCTCGGCTTTGTACCGATTAACCCAAGTTTTATAAAACGGTTTGCTGACAGATTTGAAACGGCTGGCAGTTCGAGTGGTGTCTTTTTTCCAATGGACATAAGGTTTTTGTGATTATGTGGGATGTGTGCTCTTTCGAGGAAACTCACGGCGGCTCATGCCGATGCTCGACTTGCGGCTACGTCATCTCGTGCCCTGGATGTGATTGCAAGCGAAACTGTGACGGCGTTTCCAACGACGCGACATCTGAATTAATCCCGCCCCCCCACGGCCCCGGCACTGAGTTGTCGAAGCTCTTGAAACGAATCGGCATCTCGCCAACACCAACGTGCCAGTGCCGCGCAATGCAGCAGCAGATGGACGCCTGGGGATGCGACGAGGCAAGCAAGCCGGAACGCATCGACGAGGTCGTCGCCGTCATGAGGGCGGAGGCCACGGCTCGCGGCCTGCCGTTCCTTGACCTGGCCGGG